AAAGGGGTTTTGTAATTGATCAATAGTTACAAAATTTTGATCCAGAGGAGTTAATGGATCTGCAGAATTTTTTGTTGATGCATCTCCTGGCAGAGTTGGATTATCCTCTTTTAATAATGCTTTCTCATTAAACTCTGTGAGAATTTTTTCAATATAAACTACTTTTTCTGATAAAGATTTATTCTTTTCCTCAATAGAATTAATTTGAAGTCTCTCTATAACATCTTTTACTTCTTCTTTAATACTCTCAATATTTTCATTTTGTTTTTTAATATGCTTCTCATTAACAACTAAATTAAGTTCCAAGTCCTTAATTTGATTGGACATATTTTCTTCAAATTCCCCTACTTCATTTTTGAGAATGTCATAGTATTTTGTTGTACTAATGTCTAGAACATTTTGCAGTTCTCTTACATCTTCTGCGATAGTTTCTTCAAAGAACGAAAATTTCTTAGAGAACTTATCAAGTTCTCCAGAGTATTCCTCTAATTTTTTGTTTTCATGAATTTCTCTATTTTTAAAATCTTTGTAGAGAGAAGTATATACATTAGATATCTCTCCTATTTTTTGTTTAGAATCATCAATAGTAGATTGCAATTCCTGAACCTTCGATTCAACTAATGAATCAATATCAGAGGTTTTTTCTGTAACGTCATTGGACAGAAGTTCAATTTTTTCTTTGATAAACTCAACTTCTTCTAATACATTTTTTTCTAATTGCTTTACTTCTTTTTCGGATTTAAGTTTAGTTTCTACTAATAGATTGCTATACTTTGGAATTTCATTTTCGGTGAATTCTTTCACCATTAAGTTTAATTTATTAATCGCCTCATCGTAAGCAGAAACTCTCTGCTCAGTCTTTAGTTCAGTTTCTGCAAAAAGTTTTTTGTACTTTGGAAACTCTTCATTAACAAGATTACTTACAGTCTCATTGACATCTTTTGTTGTCCGCTTTAAGTCTTTCTTTAAGTCTGATACTATATTTTTATTAACTGTCTTAACATCTGCTAAGGCACTGTTTACTTCTCTATTGACATCTTCTCTAATACCATCAAGGTCTTCTTCTACTAGACCCTTAAAATTTGAAAATCTAGTATCAAATCTAATTTCGGATTCTGATACTAATTTCTTATAACTTGGAATATCAACATCTACAAAATTTTCTACAGTCTGGGAAAGGTTTGTAAAATCTTCCTTTATTTTATCAATGGTGTCACCATTAACACTCTTTATTCTTCCTTCAATTTTTTTGATGGATTCTTCAACAAAAAGAAGATGAGCAACCATTGCTTCATCTAGATCATCTTTATTGATCAGTCCTCTAATATCTTCTTTTACTTCTGATATTTCTTTGGAAATACTCTCAACCTTATCAACATTCTCCTTAAAGTTTTCAACTGTAAGCGAAAAGTCCGATATTGATTGTATATGATTTAAGTTAGTTTTAAAAGCACTAAAAGCCTCAGATACTGTTTCAATTTTTTCCAAAGAAACATTATCCTTGATCTTGTCAAAGTCGTTCTTATTCTTACCAAAAAAATCTGCAGGCTTCTTTAATGCCACGTTTAATATAACTCCGTCTCTATTATTTATTCTCTTCTTTTGCCCCCTGTTTTAGCATCTTCGCAAGTTCTGCAGTAGATCCAACAAAGAGTGCATTATTAACAGTAGAAGGCCCGCGAGATTGTTTTTCTTCTTCAACATCCTTCAGTTTTTTCTGAAGATCCATTAACTTATCTGTGGCATCAGCAACGTTTTTAATTAATTGACCTGCAACTTCATATGCTCTAGGCATTTCACTTTCTTGTGCAAGTTCTAAAATACCATTGATTGCTTCTTGTCCCTTTTCAATTATACTGTAAAGATTACCCCGTGTATAATTATAGTCTTTTTTAATATCATCTGAAGTTTCTTTCACTTTTTCAATTTTAGCACTAACAACTTCAGATTGCACAATGTCTCCTTTAACATTGAATTCATCATTTAAAGTATCAAATTTGCTTGTCATGTTATTGTTCCACTAAATCCAAAATCATCACCCTCTTCAATTAATGCATTATCAGCAGCATTGATAACATGTATTTCTGCCCCTCTAAGATGTTCAGTTGCAGTTGTCTTATCTTGTGCTCGCAAGACAGTGAGTTTATTGCCAGTGATTGATTTAATGAATAGTTCTTCATCATCAATAGCAATATAGGATTTGGCAGTCAGACCACTTATACTCTCAACTTCAATTATTTTATTAGTTTTGGTAATATCCACAGATACGGTAGTGGCAGCATCTCCAGTATAATTTTTAATTGCCCTTGGAACAGAAGAGTAACTGAGTTCTCTTGTTGCATTCGATACATCAGTTCCAGTAAGATAACTGACGGTAGATCTCTTGATAATATCCTTGGTTGCAGAGGTAGCGGGACCAAACAGATATGTTTTTGCAGTAAATCTTAAGGTATAAAGAAGAACTCTTCTTGTTGTAAAATCTCCATCATAATCATCTTGCATGGTGATATTCTCAAGAATTACTGGAATATCACGTTTCTCCTGTATTGAATCAACTAATTCAACGGTTAAATTATATGCTGGTTGAAAGTATGGTAAAATTTGTTCCACAATTTGTAGAGCATCATCATTTAGTTTTGTCATAATACTCAGTTCAAATTGCATATTATATGGAACTGGCATATATATTTTTTTAGACTCAGATCCATCATCTGGGTCTTTTACTGTATATTGTTGTGTTGTTGTTACTTTTCTTGCTGAATCATAGGTCATTCCAGTAAACTCAAATGCCATCCTTGGTAATGTAATTGCAGTCGCTTTATTGAGATCTGACTGCTGTTCAATTCTTGCAAGAAACTTTTGAGTTGGTCCATACGACAAAGGAACCCTGATAGTGTTGATCACATTATCGGAGGAATTAGTTTGTTTGATGGTTAATGAATTAAAAAGAGTACCGAAAGATACAATGGTTCTCCTCAAAATTTCGTTATAAAAATATTCAAACATTGTTTGTCCTTATGGAATTACGATATACTAAGAGTGATATTATTTATGGCATTCCAAATGGGTTTTGCTCACTAAAGTCTATAATAGAATCTGCTTCAATTTCTATATTAATATTATCTGCAAAACCATCGTCAGTTGGATTGATATTAAGACTTCTAAGTTCGTGTGAAGCACCTGACGTAGATCCTGTAATAGTTTCTCCTGGAATAAATTCTCCCGTTACAGACGCAACTTCAAGGACACTATCATCAGAATTCCAAACTCTAACTGTTGCAGTAGAAGCACTTACTGATCCAGTAACAGTTTCATTAAACACAAAGTTTCCAGACCCAGATCCTTCAGCAGCTGAAATAGTTATTTCTGGTTCGATTATATATCCATAACCAGCATCAAGAATATTTACATTTGATATAGTTCCAGCGGTGCTTACTGTTGCAATTCCCGTAGCAGTAGTAATACCAGAAATCTGCTCAATATAATTTTTCTCAGATACTTCGTTAGAAATAGTTATCGTGGGAGCTGACAAATATCCACCACCACCAAAAGTAACTGCGATTCCAGTTACAATACCGCAGTTTTCTCTACCAAATTCAAATACAGAGGTTGCAATGCCAACATTTGTGGCAGACTCTGACATAGTTAGAGAATTAGATCCAATGGATTGTACAAAGATATCTGCAGGTATGAAGTTGTATGGTTTGTTATATCCAACACTCATTCTCACTCTATCTCCTACAACAATATTAGTTGTAGTAATTCCAGTGATAACACTAGATCCTATACCAACTGTTCCTCCAGTCTTGACTGATGTAGATCTAATCGTTGCAATTCCAAGTGCTCTAAATTGCTCATCAGCACCTCCAGATCCTGCTATAGTGACTGTTGGAGTAGTTAAGTATCCAAATCCACTATTACCTATGCTAATAGTGTTAACAGTGCCTGCAACAGATACTGTTACTGTAGCAGTTGCTTGTACTGGAGATGGATTTCCCGAGAAAGAAATACTAGGTGCTACTGTATATCCAAGACCAATAGTTGCTCCAGTACCAACACACCATGGATCGGTAGTGCTATTAAATCCAACTGATGTAATAATACCGGTTATTGGATGAATCGTTGCAATACCAACGGCAACTTGAGTCGGGGCATCCATGACTCCAGACGTGGAGATTGCAACCGTAGGTGCAGTTGTATATGCTCTACCAGTAGTACTAAATGCAACAGAACTTGGATTTACAGAAGAACCAGCAATACCTATTGTTGCAGATGCAAAACTAAATCCTGGATGAGCAATGAATACTGATGGAGCACTTGTATAGAATTTACCTCCAGTAGTAATTGCAAGAGTTTCTACTGTACCTCCAGTTTGTGATAATTGATCTAAAGTTGCAGTTGCTTGTGCAGCGTTTCCTGTTCCTGTAGGTAGTGAAAACACAACCAAAGGTGCTGTTTTGTAGAATACTCCACCAGTTGTTCCTCCTGGAAACAGAAATTCTGATGCACCAATACTTACAGTTGCAGAAACAACACTAACACCACCACCAACTACAGGAGAATCTAGGGTTGCTGTTGCATTTGCACCGACATGTTTTGGTCCAGATAATGTAACTGTTGGTGCAGTTGTATAACCAGATCCTCCTGAAGTTAGTGTAACTATTCCAACACCACCTGTTGTGGAAATACCTACTGTTGCACCAGCACCAGCACCACTATTTGAAATAAATCTAACACCTGGTGGGCTTGTATATCCACTACCAGAATTTAAAATTTGAACTTGTTGAACTGATCTTGCTCCTGGATTAGCACTTTGATTGCAGACATTAATTCCTCCAATCATAATAGCAGTTGCGATACCAGTAACTCCATTTGTTGGAGCAGACGATATTGCTACTCTTGGTGGGGAAAGGTATCCACCACCTCTATTGGTCAATCTAATAAATCTAATAGCACCATTTAAAATACCAGCAGTTCCAGTTGCAGTTGAGGCTGCTCCAACCAAAGTAAGTCTTTGGGTAGATCCAATAATTGTGGATATTCCATCTTCATTTAATCCATCAGATTCTCCACCAGTTAAAATATCATCAATATCTTCTATACCAGTATCAATGACTTCATCACCATACCTAAAGAGTTCACATCTCAACTCATAAACATAATTTTTTTGTAGTTGATAAAATGGTTTTTCGTGCTCAACAAATTTAATTTCAAATAAACGATCCCCTAGAGGAAAATAAATTAAGTCTCCTTCTTTTGGTCTCGTGGATAATTTTACATTTTCCTCATTCTTTATTAAAGGAGAAATATAATTCTCAAATCTCTCCTTTGAAATAACTAAATTTAATTCCTGCTCTTGTTGGATACCAAATTTTGATAGTATTGTAGTATTGTCATTATATCCTTCAAAATTGTCTATATACGCTTCTATTGGATATGCGTCATCAAATCTAGATTGTATTACTTCTCTGATAATTGTATTTTCAGTTAAATATTTTCTTGGAAGATAATGTACTTCTACACCATACATCCTCAACTGTTCATTGATAAGATCTTGAATTAAATTTTGCTCAGATCTGGCCCCTTGTTGGAAATATGGATTAAGCATATGATTAACCGATCATGTCCAATGGTGGAAGTTCATAAGTGTTGGACATAACCTCTCTGATTGCATCTAACTCCTTTTGAGCATCATCATATATTTGTCTACCATTTAATTCTATACCACCTGGAAGTTTTACTCCTTGGAACTTCAGGAGGTTTTGTCCCCACTGTCTTTTGATAAGTTGAGTTACATATCTCTTAAGAAATGAGTCATTCCAAACTCTACTAAAATTATTTGGGTCTAAAAGTCTATAACAATCAAGGATAAGATAATCATCTTTAGATACTTCTCCCCAATCAACATCTAAGTAAAGTCTATCCTGTCTTTGATTAAATCTTATCTGCTTCTTCTT